AACCTGAATACCCACCATATCACAAATCTGGAAGATCCTGTCAACCCACAAGATGCCGCTACAAAAAATTACGTCGATGCGACAGCCGTTGGACTGACGTTCAAGTCGCCGTGTCGTGTGGCATCGACGGCAAATGTCAGCATCAGTTCGCCTGGATCTACAATTGATGTGGTCAACCTTAATCCTGGGGATCGAGTTCTGTTGAAGAATCAAAGTGACGCCACCACAAATGGCATCTACGTCTTCAATAGCGCCATCACACCGTTGACTCGCTCTTTGGATGCAAACGAAAATTCCGAAGTGAAATCCGGCATGTTCGTTCTGATTACGGAGGGAAACATCAACGCCGACACCGGCTACGTGCTTGCCACGACAGGAACTATTATTCTTGGAACCACGAACCTGAATTTCGTGCAATTTTCTAGCAGCGGATCTATGACAGCCGGAAATGGCATCAGCATCGTTGGTACCACGGTGAGCGTCAAAACTGTAAGTAGTACCAGAATCGCTGTAGGCTCTTCTGGCGTCGATCTGGCAACGATCAGTGGTTTGACACCAGGAACGTACCAACAGTTCACTGTAGACGCTTATGGACGCATTGTAGCCACACCGTTGACCACATCCGGTTCGCTGTGGCAAGTCTCCGATCCTGGTTTGACCAATATTACGACAATCAGCACTGGTGGCACCAATGGATTCTTGGCAAGAACCAGCGTAGGAAATTGGGCAGCAAGAACATTCCAGCCGGGAACTGCCATCACCCTTACAAATCCAGATGGCGTGTCCGGTAACCCGATCATTGCAGTAACACCAGACAGCGTAAAAGAACAGATTTTGGTCTCGTTGGGTGGGACATCGGTTGCAACCCGTTCACAACTCAACTTCATTCAAGGCACCAATGCTACTTTGACGGTGGCCGACAATCCAGGAAGCAACAGAGTTGATGTGACCGTGGCAGCTACAGGCGGTGGCGGCGGCGCTCCGTCTTCGTCTGAGTACGTGACTTTGGCGACGGATGCGGGTCTATCGAACGAAAGAGTATTGGTGGCAGGAACAGGAATCAACTTGGTCGATGGAGGATCGGGGAACAACGTGACGCTTTCGCTCGTCACCGACTTGGGAACAGTGCCGTAAAATGCGCCCATATATACAGGCGTATGAATGAAATTGATGCAGTTACCAAGCGTGAACAAGATTATGAAGTGACCAATTGCACACACGATTCCTCATACTTCATCAACAAGTTTTTGAGAGTTGAGGAAGTAGATGGGCCAAGGGGCGTGATGCTCGATACGCCGAAGGAAGAATTGGTCGAGATTATGGAGAATGAGCAGTTGACGATTGGCCGGTATCCACGGGTGTACGGGAAGACAACGACGCTCGTAGGGTTCGCCATTCACAAAGCTCTGTTTCTTGGAAAGACTGTCTTGTACAGTTCTGTGAATGCGGTCAGACGTATTGGTTTTTTGCGGGAGGTCTCGTACAGCTATCGGAATCTGCCGACATGGATGCAGAAGCCACATAGGGAAGGGCCGGAAGGATTTTGGCTTGATGACGGAGGTCGTATTCGTCCGATAGCGGCTGGCACTACTTGGGACGTAGAAGGGATTCGATTCGACTACATCATTTTTGATGAGATCGGCGGATTGCAACACGGATTCAATGTTGACCAATTCATACATGCTACCAAGTTGAACAAGGCGAAGATGGCTATTGTAGGGACGTTCAAACCGGATGCGCCAGTGATAGGGAAGATTTGGTCTGATGCGAGACTGAAGAAAACAGGATGGGCATCGTTGCCATCTTTCAATGAAGAGTGGAAAGTGGAGACAGTCTTGTCGTTGTCAGACAAACGGTACTCTGAGGGATATTAAGGAATGAAGACCAAGCAAATAGTCGAAAGCGCAAGAAACGGCCAGTCGCACCCTTACAAGAAAAAGACCATGCCTAAGAAGAAGGCCACAGAAGAGCCAAGATGGACTAACAGAAAGAAGTGGGCAAGTAGAGAGCCAATAGGAGAATAACGTGTCAGTTGCAATTCAATTCAGACGGGGAACAACGTCAAATCATTCTGCTTTTGCAGGTTTACTTGGTGAGATCACGATTGACACCACGAAGAAGGTTGTAGTCGTCCATGATGGCTCGACTTTGGGCGGCAATCCATTGGCTCCGCAACACCACGTGCATCCTTCGCCTGGGTATACGCTGGCGCAAGAAATCACCGGCCTAGATTACCAGACTCTTCAAATTTCCGGCACAGCGAAACCTGGAGAACCAATCCTGAATTTCTCCAGTTACTTCAGCGCCACAGATGACCCTTCAAACAGCAGAACTACAGTCACGATGGCGAACAACAACATCTCTGGAACCGGCATCTATGGAAGTGCCACACAGGTTCCACAGATTCATTTGGATGCCAGCGGACTCATCACGTCGGTTTCCCAGGTGACTATTTCTGGTGTCGCCCCGGCTGGAACTGCATCGGGAGACTTATCCGGCACGTATCCTGGACCAACCGTTGCCTCTGTAGGTGGACAGAGCAACACAAACATTGCCAATGCGGTGACTCTTGCCAATGCAGCCACAAATCTTAACACTCCAGGCGCAATTGTACTTCGTGATCCATCCGGCAACTTCACAGCAAATGTCATTACGTCTGGTTTGATCGGAAACGTCACTGGAAATTGCAGTGGCACAGCAGCATCTATCACAGGAAACTTGAGCGGCGACGTTACATCAGTAGGTATGTTCACTACACTGCCTACGGTCAATTCCAACCTGGGAACATATCCAAGTCCGAATGATGGTGGACACATCCCACACTTCACAGTCAATGCCAAAGGACAGGTAACGGCAGCGGGCAGCACTGCTATCACCGGATTCCTGGCGAATGGCAGTGGTGCAGCAGGAGACTTGGGCGGAACCTTCCCGGCACCTACTGTTGTTCAGGTCAATGGCGTGGCCGCTGCCGCAATCGCATCCGGCGCATCAGCCGCTAATGCCGCAGTTGCAACGAACACAGCATCGACTATTGTATTACGTGACGGTTCTGGATCTGCAACTTTCACCAATGTCTTCCAGCACATCAACGTTGTAGGATCGACAAACACACCATCGTTCAACATGACTTTGGGCGCAATCCAACAGGCAACGTGTAACGGTAGCATCACCGTTTCTATGTCCGGTGCGACGGCAGGACAAGTCAGCATCATCGACTTCATCAATGGCGGCAGTTCTGCTAACTCTATCACGTGGCCGGGTAACGTATTCGGCGGCAGCACAACTACCGGCACACTCAACGGAAAGCACAACTATCAGATGTTTTGGTGCGACGGAACCAACTTCTACAACGTCAACACCATGCAGACTGATCGTGGCTAATCCGTATATAAAATAGGCTTAGATATAGACGGCAAAATCTTGTTTCCTATAAATATGAACAAGATACAACTATGCCAAGAAGCAATACTACATCATACCTTGGGAACAAAAAGCTGAAGGGCGAGGGCGTCAACATACCCCTCACCATGAAGCAGCTTGAAGAGTACCAAAAGTGTTACAACGATCCCATTTACTTCATTAAGAACTACGTCAAGATTGTGAACGTAGACAAGGGCGAGATCTTCTTCGACCTCTGGCCTTTTCAAGAACAGATGGTGAAGAATTTCGTCATGCATCGGTTCAACATCATCAAGTGTCCTCGACAGGTTGGTAAGTCGATCACCACATGCGCCTTCCTTTTGCATACGATTTTGTTCAAAGAGAATCAGAACATCGCAATCCTGGCTAACAAGTTCAAGACAGCGCAGAAACTCCTGAGTGACTTGAAGCGTGCTTACATGTTCTTGCCTATGTGGATGCAACAAGGCGTTATTGAATGGAACAAAGGCAACATCGAATTAGAAAACGGTTGCAAGATCATGGCATCGTCCACATCCTCTGACGCAATCCGTGGTAACGCATTCAACTTGATCTTCCTTGATGAGTTCGCATTCGTTCCGGCGCACATTGCAGAAGAATTTTTCAACTCTGTCTACCCGACGATCACATCTGGTGAAAGCACAAAGGTCATTATCGTCTCCACACCAAAGGGCATGAACATGTTCCATAAGATGTGGACTGAGGCTATGATCGACAGAAAGTCTACCGATCCGCAGGTTCAGTGGAACGGATACGAAGCATTCGCAATTCACTGGAGCATGGTTCCGAAACCAGATGGCACCGGCCTTCGTGACCAAAACTGGAAGAAGACCACCATCGCACGCTCAAGTCCAGAACAGTTCAGACAAGAGTTTGAATGCGAATTCGTAGGATCGGCCAACACACTACTCGCTCCTGAGACGTTCAACATTTTGAAGTGGGCCAGCCCAATCAAGCAGTACGAAGCGAAGTATTCGCAATTCCAGGATGGCACCAAAGCATTTCTGGACGTTCATGCCGAGCCAAAGCCGGGGCACCAGTATGTGCTTTGTGCAGACGTGGCGGGCGGCAAAGAACTGGACTCATCGGCACTCTGCGTCATCGACATCACATCCATGCCGTACATAGTTTGCGCCAAGTATAAGTCGGACAAGATCTCTCCAATGTTGTACCCGGATGTGATAGCTGATGTTGCGACTAAATACAACAGCGCATACGTGCTCGTTGAAACTAACGACAACGATGTTGCGAAAACGCTCCAGTTCAATCTGGAATACGAAAATTTGATAACCACGACCACGAAGACCAAGGGAACCCAAGTGGGTGGCGGATTCACGAAGAACGTCGAATTTGGTCTGAGAGGCAACAAGGCGACGAAGAGGATCGGTTGCTCCAATCTCAAAACCCTGATTGAGACTGGAAAGCTGGTCATCAAGGACTATCACATAATCCTGGAATTGCACTCCTTCGTAGCAAACACGAGAGGATCTTATTCGGCAGAAGAAGGAAAGCACGACGACTTGGTAATGTGCTTAGTCAATTTTGCGTGGCTTTGCAATCAGAATTACTTTAAGGAAATGACAGACGTAGATGTGTATAGCCAGCTTAAGAACGAATATGATGCAGCGGTAGAAGAAGATATGGTTCCATTCGGCATAATTTCAACTGCTTTTGACTACACAGGTCAAGACGATGGATTCCGTCTATAAGCTATCGGACTCAAAAAACGTCAATCGCCTAAATAGGTTGAGAAGCATTTTTCAGAAATTGGTGGCATATTACCAAGAAGAAGGAGACTAAAACATGAGTTTTTCAATCAGTCCTGGCGTAACGGTCACCGAAATTGATCTGACGACTATCATCCCGGCAGTGGCTACGACTGTCGGAGCAATCGCCGGTCCATTTCGTTGGGGTCCAGCAAATCAACCGATACTTATTGACAGCGAACTTACGCTGCTGAGTACATTTGGTAAGCCAGATAATAACACAGCAGATTGCTGGTTCAGTGCTGCCAATTTTCTTAGCTACGGAAACGCACTCCAAACTGTGCGTGTCATCAAGGGTGGCAGTGTTGGTCACAAGAATGCAACAACGGGTGCCGCAGAAGGTCTTGGCGGATCTGGTATCCTCATCACGAATGAAGATAACTACCTGAACAACTTTGCAAGCGGACAGGCCAATGGTGAACTTCCAACTCCGAGCAGCCCGATTCTTTATGGTATGTTTGCCGCAAAGTTTCCTGGCGACCTTGGTAACAGCCTAGCCGTATCCATTGCCGACGCTGACAGCTTCGGCTCTTGGGCATACAAATTGAATTTCAGTTCTGCTCCGAACACATCTTCCTTGGTAGCACAGGGCGGCGGCATGAACGACGAAATGCACATTGTGGTCATTGACTCTCTTGGCATCTGGAGCGGAACAGCAGGAACGGTTCTCGAAATCTTCCCGTTTGTCTCCAAGTGCGCCGCAGCCAAGTACGAAGATGGCACCACGATGTACTACCCGGAAGTCATCAATCGTCAGTCGAATTACCTCTGGTGGTTGGGACATCCTACTGAAGAGGATCTTGGAATCAGCACATCAGTCAATTGGGGTTCAAGCGACCTGACTTTGACCTATCAGACAACTTCTGAAAAGGTCACCATGACGGGAATCACAGGAACCTTTGTGGTTGGCGAAGTAGTTGGTGACGCAGCCGGTGCGGTAGTTTCCTCCGGTACTGGCGCAACTCTTGGCACACCTGTAGTTGGTGACGGCGCTGGCAAAGGTGGCGTAAAGGCCATCGCAGTAGGCACGGCTGGCACAGGCTATACGATTCCTCCGACAGTAGCAATCTCTGGTGACGGCGCAAGCGCAACAGCAGTCGCAGTCATCAACGGAAGCGGAGTCATCACGGGTTACACGATCACGAATCCTGGTACTGGTTATACATCAGCAACAGCATCGTTGGTCGCTGGAAGTGGAGCATCGGCAACAGTTACCCTTACTGGTGCCCCAGGATCAGCAACGGTAACTGGATTCACCAGCATCGTTGGTGGTTCTAACTATTCTATCGCTCCTACCGTTGTCATCACATTGGATGGCGGCGCAACTGGAAGCGTGACGGCTCACACCACAATCGGAACTTCCGGTGCTACGAAGGGTCAGGTCACGAGCATTGTGATCGACACCAACACGTCGGCCAATGTAACAACGGCAACCATCGCATTCACCGCAGTAAGTGGTGGCGGCGCACCTGGAACAGTTTCTCTGAATACCGGACAGGTTGTTTCTATCCCGGTTCTCACTGGTGGATCTGGCTACGTTGCAGTCCCAACCGTCAGCATCACTGGTGGTGGCGGAAGTGCAGCAGCCGCAACAGCAGTTGTCAACGGCAGTGGAGTAGTTACGAACATCGTTGTAACAAATGGTGGATCTGGATACTCTACCGGCGTAACAGCTTCTATCGTTCCAACAGGAAGCGGCGCAACAGCAGTCGTCACGATTGACGGCACTGGACGTGTTACAGCTTTGACGCCAACCGCAGTTGGTACTGGTTATACCGCAGCCACGGTCACGATTCTTGGACCGGGCGTCGGCGCATCCATCACACCAAATATTGTCGGCGGTCAAATCACAAGCTACACTGTGAACAGCGGTGGTAGCGGCTATCAGACAATTTCGGCAACGGTTCTTGCTGTGAATGGTCCGGTTCTGTCGGTTGCTCCGATCAGCGGACAATTCGTAGATGCAATGGTCATCACAGGAACCTCATCTGGAGCAAAGGGTACAATCTCAGCATTGGCTGGCGGCGAACTTTACTTGCAGCTTGCCGGTGGTGTTGATGCAAACGACCTGTTGGAAGCTGGCGACTATCAGGCAGACACTTCTGGTGCTCCTGCTGGTTATGCTCTCTTCCGCTCTGGCGAAGACATTGACATTTCGCTTTTGATCGCTGGTGATTGCGGCGGTGGAAGTGGCGGTCCTGATGCAAATTGGGAAGAAACGGCCCTCTACCTCATCAATGACGTGGCTGAATACAGACTCGACTGTGTGGCATTCATTTCGCCGCCACAGGCCGCAGTCGTAGACAACGCAGGAAACGAAGCTGCTGACATCATCGCTGCTCGTAACTTGCT